TTATCGCACAAACCGTATACAGACCGGCTTGTCTACTTTAATATCCTGCTGTACGTCTGTTAATAGTCCTGTATCTGCATCTCTTTCATAGACTTGTATCACATTGCTGTCTCTGCAAGCAACCAATAAGTATTTGCCATTAGGTGTAATGATGAAATTGCGTGGATGAATTCCTGTCAGTTGGTAGCCTGCTTTTGACAACATTCCGTTATCCGGGTGGATATTGAATATAGCAATACCGTCTGCTTTCAAACGATTGCTGGCATACAGGAATTTTCCATCCGGGCTGATATGAATGTCAGCACTTCCTTGTGCGTTTACCGTGTCGGCAGCGATTGTTTGCATCTCTTTTAAATCTCCGTCTTTGTATTCAAAGGCGATTACTGTGCCCGATAACTCATTAATCAGATAAGCATAATGGCCGTTTGGCGAGAAAGTCAGATGACGGGGACCCGAACCGGCTTTCACTTTAAAGGCAGCAGGCGATCCTTCTTTCAGAAATGCTTCTTTATTCTCTGCATTTGCAGCTGGGTTAATGATAAACTTATGTATTTGGTCTGTGCCCAAGTCATCGGCAAACAAGTATTTACCATCTGGAGTGATACGGACACAATGCAGATGTGGCTTCTCTTGTCGTTCCTTATCTACTCCCGCGCCTTTGAATTTTATAATATCGGAAGCGGGTAGGAGTGAACCATCTTTTGCGATAGGGAATACAGAAATGCTGCCACCACTGTAGTTGGCAGTTATCACATTATTTCCACTGGCAATGATATAGCAGGGATCTTCACCTCCTGTTTGCTGTGAATTTAATAATTCCAAAGTACCTTTTTCTTTATTGAAAGCAAATGCATTGGCAGCAGCTTGTTTATTATTGAATTCACTGACTGCATAGACGAATTTTCCGTCGGCAGATGGAACAAGATAAGAAGGATTTTCTATTTCTACTTCACTCAACGGGACAGCAGTTCCATCTTTTTCATTAAAGCGGAAGCTATAGATCCCTTTACTGGTTCCTGATGTGTAAGTACCCACCAGCATGGTTAGTTCGTTTTCTGTTGTATCGATTGTTTCCATATGAGTCTTTTTTTTAGAAGTACATCCACTGATACCGATTCCGAATATACAAACAGCGGCAAATGCTTTGAATATAGATGTTTTAGCTATAAGTGTCTTAGTCATAAGTAGTATGTTATTAGGTTGATTTTTCATGATGCTTTTTCTCATTAATCGTAAAATAGCTCCGTAAAGATAATGCTTTGATATAATATTTGCTAACGTCTTCTCGTAAATTAGAAAACATTTCCTATCTTTGCACCCTTGGAAAGCGTTCTAAACAATCGCTATTCTGTACGAATAAAAATTTGGGGTTGACTGGATTTGACCACCTAACCGATTTTTTAAGAGAAAACAAAAGATAATAAAAAGAAAGGAAATGCCGATAAATAGGGCGTTTCCTTTTGTTTTATGCTCTTGTCTTAAACTTTGTTGTTTTCCTTTTTTTAGCTGTTATTTATGTGCTTTTTGTTACTCGCTTGTTACTCGTTTTTGAATGTAAATACTTATATTTGTGGCGGTAACAAATTAGTAATAACAAAATAAGGCGCATTTATGGCAAGAAAAGTACAAAAACTCTTCAAAACGCCTGCAGAATTGATGGCAGGTTATTTCCCTGAACCTACAAAAGAGGAAAAGGAACGACTCAAAAATCGACCAAAAGAACCTATTAAATTAAGAGTGAAAATACTATCAAATAGTCTTTCCCTTTATTTGGATTTGTATAAGGACGGTAAACGGCAATATGAATTTTTAAAGTTGTACCTGAATGAAGAAACCGATTTATCAGTAAAGGAGCAAAACCGACAGACTTTAGAAGTAGCATATACTATCCTCCATGAAAAGATAGCCGAACTGAACAAAAGGGGGGCTGGTTTTATATCCCCTAAGGGGAAAGTAAATCTTATTGCCTACATTTTATATCAAGCTGATGAGGCATTAAAAAGAAGTGGTAATAAACATGGTTATTACTACACATTACAGGCTTTGGCAAAGCATATATCTTTGTATTCAGGGGATGATACCCAGTTGAAGCAAGTAGATAAAGATTATATTAAGGGTTTTATTTCTTATCTGAAAACAGCTAAGAACTTTAATTATCAAAGAACAGGAACAGATAGAGATAAGGAGATAACTTTGAGTCTGAATACACAACATAATTTATTTATGAAGTTCAAGTATGTGCTTAGAAAAGCTGTTAAAGCTGATATTATAACCATAAATCCTATAGATAAATTGGATAATGACGATAAGCCTAAAGATGAGGAGGGGACGCGGGAGTTTCTTACAGTGGATGAAATTAAAAAGCTGATAGTAACTTCTTGTAAGAATGATATTTTGAGACGGGCTTTTCTCTTTTGTTGTTTAGTAGGATTAAGATATAGCGATGTCTCATCTATTACATGGGGAGAATTAGCCAAAGATAATGACGGTAGTGTATTATTGAGGTTTAAGATGAAGAAAGTAAAACGGGGTGAAAATGCTTATATTAGTGATGAGGCTTTGAAATGGTTGCCAGAACGAGGGAATGCTAGTGATGAGAATACAATATTTTCCTTACCTAAGAATGATAGTGCAAATAAGCAATTAGCTCGATGGGTGAAATCTGCAGGAATAAATAAACATATTACATTTCATTGTTCTCGACATACGGCAGCTACCTTAAATTTGTCATTAGGTACTCCAATAGAAACCGTTTCAAAGATGATGGGGCATACAAAAATAGCTACTACACAGATTTATGCTAAAATCATAGATAAGAAGCAGAAAGAGGCAGTAAATAGACAAAACGGTATATTCGATTAATAACTCTACTGTGTTTGTGGTGATAGAGATAAACTAAGAGTATTTGTTATGATGGAAATTGTTAATAATATAAAAGATTTTGTGAGCTATTACAACGCTTTAGTCAAAGAGATAGAAAGAATAACCCCATTAAAGAAGGGCATAGAATCTGTACTCAAAAGTGATTGTGATTGTGTTTATTATGAAAATAAAGAAATAGATGTGGTTGATGTAGATAGACAAATTTCAGAAATGCCTCAATTACCGCCATTGCAAGAAGTTTTGGAACGGAAAAGACAATTTGAAGCCGATTGTGATGAAATGATTTTAAGTGGTGAAGATTTTTTGTTTCGTTCATTATTGAGGCTGTTTAAAAAATTACGATACTACCCTACTGATTTACAATTTATCGATAAAGAACTCTATGATGCCAAAATCATTGTAGATGTGACTTTGAATTTAGGAGTACATGTTATTGGTAATTATGAAAGCAGTTATGGCTTTTTTGATGCTATAGAAGAGAGGAGAGAGGTTTTGATGAAAGATTCACGAGGTTCTGAACAAAAGGGCGTAGGACAAGATGAAACCGAATTTCCAAAAGAGTTAAATATTGGCAACGCTATAGAATTATTTCATAAAGCAATAGAAGTAGGTTTGATTGAGTTGATAGATGGTAAATACCACTGGACGAGAAGTAACGTTTTGCTAGCTTATTTTTGTGGTAAAATTTATTGTGGTGATAGCTTTGATATAGATCCAACAACAAAAGAGTATGTGATTAAGCGTGGCAGTGCTTTTTTTCCAGAGACAGCTATTTGTAGTCTATTTGGGTTGAAAAATTTGGGGCAGTCACGGCTTCAGATAGAACGATTGCCGAAAGGATATGAAGAAATTGACAGATTATTCAAGATAATTTAGTTTTAATAGCTTTTTATAGCCCAATAGAAATAAATATACTTCCCAATAAATTTCCCAATGAACTCCCCAATATAGCCCAATATTTTCTTTTTCCTTTCTTTCAGATATTTGCAACATCCATTACAACAGTGATAGTTGGTAGCACTGTTGTAGGTGTGCAAATAAACTGTATCGACCAACGTACAGTATTAAGGCACAACTCCATAAAATAATAAATAATTGGGACTATGGAGCATGAGATTTTAAATAAGTTGGAAGCAATAGAGCGTTACACTCTATTAGCTGCAAAGAATGTGCTTTGCTTTGATGATGTGGCACTACTTACAGGATTTAGTAAAAGCCACCTGTATAAACTGACTTGTAGCCACCAGATACCACACTACAAGCCCAACGGCAAACAAATATACTTTGATCGTGCAGAGGTTGAGGCATGGATGAAACAAAATAGGGTAGCCACTACACAAGAAATGGACCAGAAAGCAATAAACTATGTTGTTACAGGTAGGATGCAGAAAGGGGGTGCTTTATGATTACTCCTAATATTCGTTACTATGCAAGAATGGAAGATTGCACAGGCAATGGCAAAACACCTAAATATAGGATAACTGCACAAGCGGGCTATTTTCCACCGATGGAAACCATAATAGGGAGAGACGGCAAAGTATCAATGTACCTGCAAGTAAGCAAAGACAGTGGTAGCAAGAAAGACAATTCACCTGCTATGAAATTACAAGCAAAAGATAGTCTAAACTTTACAGGGCTGAAAGATTACTTTGTTGATGGAAAATTGAGCGGCTTTGCCTATGGCTATCCTTTGGCGACTGAAACATATAGTAGTAAACAAAAGCCTAACCCTTTTTATGACTACAAAGATGATGGTTATCTTTTCATTATCCATCAAGATAAGAACGCCAATACAGTAAGACCTACTGTTATTGAATTAATTGTATTAGACGGTGCAAAAGTCCTAATTTCTTCATACTGTAAGCAGCTTATGATGGGTGGGTTTGATGAGGCTATAAAATTTTTGAGAGAACAGGCTGAACAAGTAGATGCCTTATAATAATATGTAGTTTGTACCCTAATTTTGGTAACAATGTATGATAAGGTAAAATTATGGACAGCAAGAACTAGAGAAACTCCAGATGTAAGCAAGTTTTTGGATAGAGCAAAAGACCAGATAGACCATGAAACAGGTGAGGTTTGCACCTTTGGCAGTTTGGAGGGCTTGAAAGTGTCTATCTATACAGGTGGAATATCGATAATAGGCAGTTTGGCAAAGTATTTATACCCTAACAATATTTACCCACTGGATAGACATACCACAGCCCAAGCAATAGAAAAACTATCAGATAGTCTGCATATTAATTTAAATGATGCCAAAGTTACAGGATTGGAGTTTGGGACACAGTTTGTAATGGCACACCCAGTAGAAAACTATCTTTCAAAGTTGGGCGATATGCCAAAGCTACTAAGGTATCACTTTGATGTAGGAACATTGTACTACAAGCCCAAAGGAAAACAGCAACTCAAAGTTTTTGCTTTCTATGATAAAAAAGCTGATGCAGTAGCTAAAAATATGGCTTTGCCCGTTGGCTTTGATGAGGCTAACTTACTAAAGTATGAAATGAGGTTAAACAGACGATTGCCCCAACAGTTGGGAGTATCAGAGGTTACAGCCTCAACTCTATCAGAAAATCTCTTTTATCAATTATTGATGAAGCGATACCAAGATAGTTATTTTTCAATATCAAAGAATAACCAAATAAAAACTGATGTTATGGATGAGATTAAGACCGTTTCAGATGCTTTTTATGTGTTTGTAGCCCGATTGATGACTCAAAGCGACCCGACACAAATAACGGATTTTTTGGAAGAATTAAAAGACGCTAAGGTATTTGACGATAGAAAATGCTACTCCAGATTAAAGAAAAAAATACAGGACGTATCAACAAAGGCAGTTTTAAAAATATCTAATGAGCTTATTAAAGAACTGGATGATGATATTAAAAATATCGGAGCTTACATCTGAAAAGTCTCATAGATAATAATCTATTTCATTAACTAAATATGAGAAAGCTACTCTATTGATTAAGTAGAGTAGCTTTTTACAGTTTATATAAGCTATAATATATTGGTATTTTAGCGACTTTCTCTATTTGGGTGACACATTGTATTCCTCATTCTATAAAATGGTCTAAAATAAGAGAAGGGGGTAGTAATATAAAGGGGAGAGGGATGAATTTCACTCCCCTTTGTATAAAATGCAGGTTTGGTTTTTATTTTTTTCTGAATTTGTTTGGTGCCTAGGATATCTGACTATAGATAAAGAGCGTTTTTTATTTGAGCTAATTTTTTTGTATAATCACGTATCATATTTTGTATATTATGTGTCGGATCGATAAGTTCTAATTGCTTTAATAAAAAATCAGTAGAGATATGTTTGTCTCCCTCTGGAAAGTCTGATTTTATATATATTATATTTTCAATCTCCTTATCAAATCCAAAAATCCAATTGCCTAACATTAAATTTCCTCTATTGTTTTTTGACCTACATTTATGAGTAATGGTCCAACCTATTCCAATCTTTGGATAACTAACAGTAAACTTTTTGTATTCTCCTAATATCTCTTTAGCTATGGGTATAAGCCTTTCTCTTTGTGTAGAATAAGAACTAAAATTAATTTCATTAGAAGATTCCTCATGATAAGATAATGCTAAATTAGCTAAACTAAGCGTAACTATGCCTAATTCTGTACAAGGAAACTCGCTTTTGAGAGTATCAATTTTAGAATATCCAATAGGTTCATAGCTCTTAAAATCATTAAGATTTTCTTTCATGAACCTTTCAATTAGCAATTCTGCTTTTTGCTGCTTTGATACAGTTTTTTTTACTTGTGCATTTATGTTTGTACAAACAAAGAAAGCTAATAATATAATTAAGTAATTTCTCATAACTTTATTTCTTTACTAGTATATGGTGTGCTATTGTAGTATTTACATAACTATATAATGCAGTAATCACTAAAATCACACCGTACTGATTTTCTACAACTATTAGTAATACCGGAGCGTTTTGCTCCAGTATTAATTGGTTGCTAAAATGGTAGATTATTCCCAATTTACAACTATTACTTCTTCCCTGTTAAGCCGCCTAATAGAAAGCAAGCTCCCCATACTATTAAACAAATGTAGAATAACATAGCTCTAGCGTTTTGAGAAATTATCTGTTTCTGCTGTTCCCCAATTTGATGAGGTAGTATGTTTCATGTAATAGGTAACAGTCATGGCAGAACCGGAAATTGTAGCATTTGTGTATCTGTATTCAAAGCTGCCCATATACTTAATGATAAAATTATTGAAGGTGACTTGATTCCCATCAATAGTATAAGTTCCTGACGACAATCTCCCATCCATTACAAAATTGCTGTCAGCAAAATATCCCTCAACTTTTGAATCAGAAGTAAACTTGATAATAAGGTAATCATCAGCATACTTTGTAACCCATTCAGTACCGGATAGAGAGTTTTTTTCATCATCATCGCTTGAACACGCAGAGAACGTTAAAAACATAGCTGTAAGTAACAGCGTCATACATAGAAACTTTTTCATAACTTTTCTTTTTATAGTTAAACATAAAGTGAATAATTCAATCTCATTTCACGTTCAATATAAAAAGAACGTGGGCTAGCGTCTATTTGTCAGATAGGTACGACCAAGCACCACGATACGAATAGACACCGCCCACGCTATTGCGTAGACGTTTTGAGTGTCTATTATCCTCGTATCTTTAAAATTGGTCGTTTTATCTGACAAGAATAATAGCAAAACGCTATATTTCCATAAATAGTAATTCAACACGACTGTTGTATACGATGCAAAAATATGAAAAGTTTTTGATAAAAGAATAAATTAGCTATATATAATTATATATTTAATATATACATATAGAATATAATAGTATATATTTGAAGTTGCTTGCATCCTTGAATTTTTGATTTATTTTATATGGTATTGTGATTATAAGATTAAAGTTAGTTGGTATTAGTGATTGATAACTTTGATAATAATTGCTAAGATATTGTATGTGGTAACAAAAGAATTTCTATCTTTGTATCAAAGAAAGCAGCAGTAAGGTGTTATTTATGTACCTTTTGTTACTGGTTTGTTACCGCTAACTTTTAGCAATGCTGTATTCTTTTGATTTTCTGTTAGTTAGAAAAATTTGGGGTTGACTGGATTTGACAGCGGGCAGAAATGGTAGGTAAGCATGCAGTGGGTCGGTAATTTCCACTTAAATATCAGTTATCAAAATTTTATCTGGCGAAACTAATTACGCTCTTGCTGCTTAATCGAATCACAGTAGATTAGCTTAATCCAGGCACTAGGTGCCAGGACGAGACATCACTCGGAAGCTGTTGCTCCGAAGCATTCCGGTTCAGTGGTGCAGTTACATCGGGGATAGTCAAAGGCGGCCTCGCACTTTTGATGAAACTTTAGAGGATAAGGCAGGAATTGATGGCTTTGGTTCTGTTCCTGCACGAAAATTTAGGCAAAGATAAGCATGTAGAAAGCTTATGATTTCCTCGTTTGGACGAGGGTTCGATTCCCTCCAGCTCCACAACATTATAATGAAAAGAAGAATCCTGTAATCAATTGAATTACAGGATTCTTTGTTTGTAAATGATTGAATGAAAGAAAAATGCTTTATATGATAAGCAGTGGAATGCTTTCTTAGGTCAACAAGAATATTTATTGCATGACATTGCGCTCTGAAAGGAACTGTCAGAGCAGGATATTTACTGCTATGTTGTCTATATACTCTCGTTGCTTATTCAGGAATTCAGCCTGAAGGAGTTCATTGGACTGCGATATGACGGTGCAATACTTCTTCAGAGAATCTATCCACAATTTGTGTCTGGCTGTGATTTCCTTATTCCTTGTATATATCGGGTAACCATAGTGATGCCAGAAAGCAGATTCACTACTGTCATCCCATGTCGCATAAGTAGTGGTACTATTGATGTATAACACTGATAGATAAATTTCAATTTGAGTTCCGGTGGTATTAATACCTTTATTTATAGTTGTTTCTATATCATCCAAATATTTGTGCAGCTCTACCTTGAGCGTATCCAATTCTATCTCGTTCAACAGTCCTCTCACATAGAAATATTGTATTTCCTTTATCAGATTAAGAAACAGGTTATTATCAACTATGAGAGACAGCTTTCTTATTTTAGTATTCAGGAAGCTCATTCTTTCACAGCTTTCTTTAATCTCTTTGGGAATGACTACCTCCGAATATAGATAGTTCAGTGGTACATCTGTCATTTGATGCATCCATCGGTAATAGATAAATTTGAATAAATGTTCATAGTTTATAAACATGGTGTGCAGAAAATGATTTAGTGTGCAGGTGATTTCGGAATTCTCCGAGTCAATCAAGCGTTGCAGGTAGCTTTCATAGTAGCGAAAAAACTCTAGAAGATTCTTGCTTGGGTTTTGTCTGATTGTACCTATATGATTGAATGCGGCGGCATCGCTTTTATCATTACTGATAATCTCATCCAGTGAAAAGTTTAACACCAGAGATAGTTTATAAATCTCTTCCATAGAGAATGGCTTTTCACCTCTCAGTCTCCTGTAAGCGGATTCTTTGCCAATGTCTAAGACTTCCATAAGCAAAGTGACCGGTTTTAAATTTTCCGGCATGATATCCAGAATCTTTGTCAAAACAATTTTATTTAAATTCATAGTCATGAGTCAATGTATTATTAAATATTGTAAATATGAAAATTAAGCATCTAAATATAAAACGACAGCAATAATGTTTAGTTCGATAATTTGAACAATAATTTCCCGTTTTTTCAAAAAGTGAAATAGGTTCTTTTCGCTTGTTTATTATAATCCCAGTTATTGTGTCATTTATTAGTGTATGTTTTATGTTTCCGTAAACAAAGTAGATTAAACGTCTCAAATACTATCATACAGTTCGAATGTAACTGTTTTCTTTGTAATACGGACATTTTAGACTAATTATATGAAGCTCCAGAAATTAAATATTAGAGGGAGAATTATGAATATAGCCAAATGGCGATATAAATTAGAGATTTTTAAAGTAAACGCAGCAAGAAAAAGCAAGGTTGATGATAATACAGCAAGAATGCAGTCTATTAAGCAGTTAGGTGTTTAACTCATAATACTGCATAAGCTGAAAAAGGAGATCCGCTAAAAACAGCGAAAGACTTCAGTTCCCATATCGTTACTGATATAACGGGAATAAGAAACGGCACAACGGGTTCTATTTCAGTAATTTGCACAGTTTTTCATACCTGAGGACAACTCGCTTGATATTAACTTTGTAACGATCAAAAAAGTATGAAAACGAGTATGAGCAGATCGACTTTCAAAATCCTCTTCTACGTGAAGAAGGGCAGCGAGAGAGCCAACGGCTATCTCCCCCTAATGTGCCGTCTTACGGTGGACGGTGAAATCAAGCAGTTCAGTTGTAAACTGGACGTACCTCCGAAACTTTGGGACGTGAAAACGGCACGTGCCACGGGCAAGAGCGCCGAGGCGCAGAAAATCAATGCGGAGGTTGACCGGATACGCGTGGACGTGAACCGCCGTTACCAGGAACTGATGCAGTCCGACGGCTATGTCACCGCCGCCAGGCTGAGGGACGCCTGCCTCGGGCTGGGCGTGAAACGCGAGACGCTGTTGAAACTCTTCGAGCAGCACAACGAGGAGTTCATCAAGAAAGTGGGACACAGCCGCGTGCAGGGAACATACAACCGCTACCGTACCATATACAGGCACCTTTGCGAGTTCGTCCCGAAAGTGTACCGCCGTGACGACATTCCCCTGAAGGAACTCAACCTGACGTTCATCAACAACTTCGAGTATTTTCTGCGTACGGAGAAGAAATGCCGCACCAATACCGTATGGGGTTACATGATCGGGCTCAAGCACGTCATCTCCATCGCCCGCAACAGCGGCGCGCTACCCTTCAACCCCTTCGCCGGGTACATCAACTCCTTCGAGAGCGTTGACCGGGGCTACTTGACGGAGCGTGAGATACAGACGCTGATGGAGGCCCCGGTGAAAAGCGGGACCTGCGAGCTGGTACGTGACCTCTTCATCTTCTCGGTGTTCACCGGACTGGCATACGCGGACGTGAAGGCGCTGACGACCGACCGGCTCCAGACCTTCTTCGACGGCAACCTCTGGATCATCACCCGCCGGCGCAAGACAAACACCGAGTCCAACATCCGCCTGCTGGACGTTCCCAAGCGCATCATAGAGAAGTACAAGGGGCTGTCCAAGGACGATCATGTATTTCCGGTACCGAGCAACGGCAGATGCAACACCATATTGAAGGAACTTGGCAGGCAGTGCGGTTTCAAGATAAGGCTGACCTATCATGTTGCCCGGCATACGAACGCCACCACCGTGCTGCTCTCGCACGGTGTGCCCATCGAGACCGTAAGCCGTCTTTTGGGGCATACGGATTTGAAAACCACCCAGATATATGCCCGGATAACCAACCAGAAGATCAGCAGCGACATGGAAATCCTGTCCCATAAGCTGGAAAAGATGGAGAAGGAAATATGCGATGCCATATGAGGAAATGGTATTTATGAAACGGACGATTTTCCCCTTCCTCATCAAAGTTCGTCCGTCCCTGCGGGACTCCGCGTTTTCCCTTCGGTTTCCGGTAGAAAATTTCCGCATGGTGAAATTTTCTACCGGAAAAACGCTCCGAAAGCGCAGGGACGGACGTAAAAGGGATTCAGAAGGCGAAAACTGCGACCGACGTAGTGCATGTGCGACAAGGAAAAGAACTGTCCGGGAGCCCCTTTTCATGCCGTACCCCGGCATGAGACCGCTTTCCTCTCCGGCTGTGGTGAAGGCTCTCCTGCTCCCTCTGCATTGCATATGCGAGTTGTTCCGCCTGTATCCACGTCAGCCGGTATTGCCTGCCCTTTCCTTGGTAGAAACGGCTTGTCGCAACAGGCGGCGTGACACAAACTTTTCCGGATATGGAGGACCATTCCGGAAAATACACCGTACATTTGTACATCGAACCAATAATAACCGAATAACCGTTAAAAGAACATGGCTAAAATTAAAGTCCAAAATACAGAAGTGACAGTCATCACGTACAATGACAAGGATTATATCTCCCTGACCGACATGGTCCGCAATATGGAAAACGGTCCCGCCCTTATTGAAAAGTGGTTGCGTAACAAGAATACCGTCGAGTTTCTGGGCATATGGGAGGAGATGTACAATCCGGATTTTAATTCCCCCGAATTCGAGGGAATTAAAAACGAGGCCGGATTGAACCGTTTCATCCTTTCCGTCAAACAATGGGTGGAAAAGACCAACTCCAAAGGTATCATCGCCAAGGCCGGACGCTATGGAGGGACTTACGCACACAAGGATATCGCGTTCGAGTTCGCCACGTGGGTATCCCCTCAATTCAAGCTGTACCTGCTGAAAGAGTTCCAGCGGTTGAAAGAGGAGGAACAGGCCCAGCTCGGCTGGAGTGCGAAACGGGAACTGTCAAAGATCAACTACCGCATACATACCGATGCCATCAGGCAGAACCTGATACCGGTGGAAGTCACCCCCGCACAGGCCGGCGTCATCTATGCGGAAGAGGCGGACGTGCTCAACGTAGCCATGTTCGGGATGACCGCCAGGATGTGGCGTGAGCAGAATCCCGGTCTGAAGGGCAATATCCGTGACTATGCCTCCATCAATGAACTGATCTGCCTCTCCAATATGGAAAACCTGAACGCCGTATTCATAGACCAGGGCATACCGCAAGGCGAACGGCTCGTGAGACTGAACCGGATAGCCATCCAGCAAATGCGTGTGTTGGAAGATGATGGCGGACGAAAACTGCTTGAATGAGAATTCCGGCAGGCAACGCATCGGCATGTCCGTAAACGGGGCAAGGAGGTGAAATGCCGCCTGATCCACATTCATGCATGGGATATGGGATACTGAAGCTACGGAACGGCTTACAGCCTGATATCAAGTGTCATAACCGTTCCGTGGCGGGGTATTGTTCGGAACACATTCCCGAATGAGGTCTTCCATGATTTTAAAAGACTCCGTATTCCAGAAGGAACAAACGTACACATACAATTTCTCCGGAACGGCTAACCTTCCTGTCACTTCCCTGTAATCCTCCCCAAAATCAACACTGCCGTATAAACCGCATGAAAGCCCGGACATGCTTCCTGTTTCCAATCCCATTTCCGCTCCTTCTGCAATATCACGTATTGCCGTTCTCATTCCATATCCTTGAATATTTCTCCAAGTATGCCGAAGACAGAAAAGCTGCATGGTATTTTAGATTCTCACCGGACAGGCAATAGACAGAAGGAATCCGTCATCCTCATTTCTTGCGGCAAAAATAGTTGTTTTTCAGGCCGGTCCCGCAAGGCGGCCCTGCGGGCTGGTTGCTCGTGAAAAAATCTTCCTCACGCTTTGCGTGAGCGTATTTTTTCACGGCAAGCCTTGCCGGAGACCGCCGAAAAACAAACTGGAGGAAGCACAAGAAATAAGAATGCCTACCCGTGTAGGCCATGTATAACTCAAAAAAATATAAGGTTATGGCAGACAAGAGCGCAGAAAAGGAAAGACTGTTCAACGAGTGGTTCACAAAATCCTATGACAGGTTGAGAGGGACGTTACGCCGGTACGGAATGCTGGACGAGGACAATTTCCATGACACCTACCTTTTCGTAAGAAGGCAGGTGCTGGTTCCCGGAAAGGACATAACGGACTATGACGCGTATTTCATCGGATGCTACAAAAAGGCGGCCCTGATAAAGATTAAAAGGGAGAACCGGTATGCACACCCTGAAGATGATTTCTTCCTCCGATGTGGCGAGGAGGCAAAATTCCTTTCCGAGGACGACCTGAACGGGTGCGAGCGGCTGGTAAGAGACATACTGCGTTTCGTAAGGCAGAAGTTCTCCTACGAGGAATACCGGATGTTCATGCTCAGGTTCTATGAAGCGCAGTTCTCGTTCAAGGCGCTGGCGGAATGCATGGGTATCTCGGCATCGGCCATATCGCAGAAAGTATGCAGGATAGTGGACGCGGTACGTACCCACAGCGGTTTCGCATGGAGAAGTCAGATGCTGGCGGTGGAAAGCTTCATGTATTGAAAAAATTGTTTAACGGAAAAGTAAGAAAGTTATGGCACTGATAGTATACAACAGGGAAAACTCCCGTCCGCAGGAAGTCACATACAAGGGTAAGCGGACCATCAACCTTGACAGCAGGGGGACTGTCTATCTGTCAAAGACGATGTCAATCGAATTAGGAATCCTCGGCGGCGGACGGGTGAACTTCGCCCACGACGACGAGACGGGTGACTGGTATATCTGCCGGGCCGACGACAGCGAGGGGTTCATCGTCTGGAAGGACAAAAGATGCGCAAGGTTCTCGGCGGGGTTTATCGTGCAGAGGCTCATGCGGCAGGCGAAGGTGGAGAGGAAGAGCGTGCAGTTCATGATGGCGAGGATGCCGGTAGAGATTGGCGGAGTGGCCTATTACAAGATACTGCTCTCGAATCCGATACTCAGATAGAGACATGGGCCGGAGGAGTCCGGCTGTATATGACATGACGGAGACAGGCGCATCCGACGGGACAAAAGCCCGGAGGATGTGCCTGTTTTTATGCGCCGCCATGTTTACACACGGACATGCGGTTGTCACCGGCCGGCATAAGGTCACTCCGAAAAGACCGGGAAACGGCATTGCCGGAGGATAATGATACCAGTACGGAATGTGCCGCCATTACGGGAACGGATCGTCCCACCGGTACACGAACGGCCCGCCCCAATTTCAGAATAACATAATGACATAATAAAATAAGAGTCTTTTTTTATAATGGAATCCCCGTATCTTATTGCCATATCGGAAAAATGTTTCCATGTCCCGCCATGTTATGCCAATGTTGTCACCGGATCATAATTCATAAAGAAAAAAACACTCTGTGTATAAGTATTTTACGAGCAAATTAAAGTCGTTCATCCGGTGGAAAGAAAATGAAGGAGCGACCGGTATGACAACCGACCGCCCCTTCATTCACGATCCCGTACGGAACTTTTCTAAAGTTCCTCCGGCCTGGTTCTCGCCTCCCGGTAGCAGCCGTCAAGCAGCTTCTCGATGTCGGAAGAACGGTACAGTATCTTGCCGCCCAGCCGGGTGAAGGCAAGCAGACCGCTGTCACGGTACTGTTGCAGGCTGCGGCGGCTCACTTTCAGCTTTTCAGCCAGTTCGCGGTCCGTATAGAAGTTCTCGCCCGCCATCGCCGGTGACCTGCCGGCAAAGAGACGCTCCATGGAAACGGAGAGACGTTCGACGGTGGAGAAGAACTCTCTTATATGCTCGCTGCTCTCACGGGTGAGCAGACGGTTATCGGTATTCATCATGACTTGATCTTTTTTTTGTTCGACATTCGTTTTTCATGGCCTTTCAGATCGACCTTCCCATACTTTCAGCCCGCTTGCGGCGCTCCTCCACTATCCGGATGATACTTTCCACATCCCCGGGCTTGTAATATGTCTTGTGGCAGATCTGTGTGTATGCCAGCGTGCCGTTGTCACGGAGGGTCTGCAGGGTTCTCGGGCTGACCTTCAGCAGCAGGCACACCTCCTGGTTGTCCAGCCATTTCTTCTCCTCCATGTCGCCGTACAGCCGGCAGAGGGTGTCCAGCCGGTCCGCAAACGTCCGGAAGGCCGAGAGCATCGCCTCGAAGGTCCTTGCCTCAATGTTCACTATTTCCATAATCACTGTAATTTCAGGTTTGACATCTGTTTCATTCTCTTTTCGGATCCGGATTCCGTTCCGCAATTTAGTGAATCCCGGCGGAACGTCCTGAATTTCAAGACAGGATGACTACCTTTGACACCATATGCGTACTTGTTTCATCTGCAAAGTAAATGATTGTTCCCGGATATGGTTCCGCCCCTTCATCAGATGTCATTATATGTCATCAGATGTCATGGAAATCGGATTTTAATATTCATTTGCTTTTAGTAAACAGACGTTCAGATCCGTTCCCGAAGAGTGGGAAATTTCCGGTGCGTATATTTGTGAAGTCATCACCGTCAGACTGATCCAACAATATGAATAACACGGCAAACCCCGCCAATCGGACCCGTCCGTTTCACAGCACTTGTTATTATCGTTTTATTTGCTTCCGACAATCGGGCAAACGGGTAGACCGTGCCCACAGTATCAACCATCTAAAATCCATGTACAATGAAAAGTGAACCGACTGAAAAAACGAAAGGGAAGAAAATGGCGGTATCCGAAACCGCAGACAGAAAGAACGGCCGTAGTCCCGGAGCCGGCCACGACGAGTGGTGGGAAAGACTCATGATGGAACCCGGTCCGGGGGAATCCGCCGGTACGGATGCTTCCGTGACGGAATCGATGATTCCATCCGGGCTCGTTGCGGAGGAGGTATCCGGGGAGGCGAGAAGAAAGGACACCCCGCCGGAACCGGAAGACCCCGTGAGAAGAAGAACGAGCGGCAGGCAACGCAGGGCCTCGCTGGAGGAGTACCGGGAAACGTACCTCACCGTCCCGAAGATCAGGAACCGCAAGACGGTGTTCGTCAGTGAGGATGTGAGGGACGAACTGGACGCCGTCGTCCGCAGGCTCGGCGGGCGTGGCATGAGCGTTTCCGGACTGCTGGAGAACCTTGCCAGGGAGCATCTTGCCGCCTACCGTGGGGACATCGAGCAGTGGAGAAAAATCTGA